ATGTTTTCCAAAAGGATACAGAATCGATATCTCTAAACAAAAATGTTTTTACCCTATCGTCGATCACGCTCTGTGTAGAGTTACCGTTGTGAGTGACCACGTCGTTAGTAGTCATCAAAACGTGCCTACCGTCCCCTATGTCTACTACAGCATCTCTGGCAAACAACCCAGTATCCTTAAACTTCTCTCTTAGGTTAAAGGTAAAGTTACCACCTACAAAGTTTAAAGCGTAGATACTGTCTTCTTTATATATTATTAATTCATTACCCAGTTGCATAGCATTAAGAATATGACCTTCAGTATCAGCCAGGGCTGTCTCAGCAGAGGCAGAGGCCGTGCTAGCAGTGTTCCAGGTGTTTGTACCGTTAGTAGAAGCGCCTGTAGGAATAGCATCGCTCCAGCGAATTGTAAAAGGCTTTGCCGCTCCGCTATCTGTTAGATTAAGAGCTACTAAGTGGTTTTTAAAAGGAACTATAGCTTGGCAACGAAGTGTGCTTGGCCAGTCTGGTAAGTCTGTAAACACGCTACCCGCCTGGGTAATACTCTGAGGAACATCTAAACCATTGGTAAGTACTAAGACACCTCCTAGAGAACCACCTTGCCAATTCTTTGTAGTACCGGTCAGAGTAGTATAAGCACCGCTGGCCCGTGTAACAGCTGCGTGAGTAACACCTGTTATCTTAAACAAGCCTGTTAAACCACCGTAGATCCAAAGATCTGTACTACCTTGTAGCCACTCAGTGGCCCAGAAAGGTTGAGTAGGGGTTCCTAGCACTGCGGAGTGGCCTAAAATTTTACCAGCTTTTCCATCTAGAAAACGCGCGTTTATAACATCGCTAAACAACTGAGGGGGCATGTCGTAAGGAGATAAATCTGTATTAAGAGAAAACCCCGACTGCCCCGCTGCTATATTAAATAACTGTTTAGCCATTACCCCGTACCTGTTGCGGTCTGATCTGTCCAGACAGTAGAGTTAAATTCCTGCAAAGATAACAAGTTTATAATATTCAAAGGAACATTGCTGCTTTCAATCAAAATGTTAGCGCCATCCTCTTGCACTATACAAAACTGCTCAAATACCCAGTTAGTAGCCATTAAGCACCTCTACGTACCATAGAACCCGGATCACCTTGTACACTCATTGTCATCACTGTACCTCCGTATCTGGCAGCTTCTTCAGATTCTTTAACATCTGATAATGCTTTTTCAAAAATAGTACCAAACCTACCAGTCTGCTCTGTATCGTTTAGAAACACTGCTCCTTCTAAGCAAGAACCAAACAAATATAAGTCTGGAAACCCTGTTAAAACATCGTTAGTTTCAACACTGTCTGATAGAGAATTTAAGGTTGCAAAATAATTTATATTAATAGAGTAGGCAGCATCAGGGGTAGGCGTAAGTTTTATATTTTTACCTAAGTTGGTATATGCCCTGGGCAGTCCACTTACTATACCTCCGTACTCTCTAGATACAGACTCAGGAGATAAGTAGGATAGCGCAATGCTTTGACCGTTGCTTACTCTGGTGATGTTACGCAGTTCTATTAAATCAACAGGTATGTCATAGAACGCTACTCCACTGGTAGTAGTGGTCTCTGCACGAGTCATGTTAGCACGGATACGTAGCTCTCTGTTTAGCCTACGCTCTGTCAGTGTTATAAAATCAGGGATAATACTTGTCAAATCATCCCTGTTAAGATAACTAGCTATGCTTGATTTAAGCTCTGTAAAAGTAGAAAGACTCATCAGATGGTACTTTCAGTAGTCCTAAAAAATCTGTTTTCTGGATCGTTTAAAAGTCGTTTAATCTTTGGCCAGTGTTCTTTATTCATAATGTCTACGCCTAGCTCATGCTTCCACTTTTCGATAATTACCAAGGGAATGCTTGCAACTTTACGCATACCTAGCTCTGGCGTTTCAACACCGCCATATATATAGTCTTTATTATATTCTTTCTTGTTAAGCTCCAGCATAGGAGAAATATCTTGTACAGAGTGTTGTACAAGCTTGTCCCCGTCGTGGTCGTATGTCATACTACGTTTAATAGGCTCAGTCATAGTTCTTCTTTCTTAGTGGGGAGAGCTGCTAAGCCCTCCCCGTGTTAAGAACAGTTTAGGTCAAGTCGTAAACAGCGCCTAGAGCTTTTTCATTATCCACTTGCAAAGTATACTCGCAGATAATTGCACGCTGCTCGCCGTCCGACGTAGACGCAACTTCCCGCTGGAAGAAGGGACGGAGATAAGACGTTTGATAGTACTCTGGATCAAGAAGCCAGACATCCCTCTCGCGCTGGAAGCGGTTAGGGACAACGGACATTTCGCCAAAGTCACTTACATATACGTCCATGCCACCGATGATGCGTTGGTCAGCTACGTCGGTAAAATTACTAACACCGCTAGCCCCACCTACACCTACAAAGTTAGAAAAGGTTTGCTTCTGAGATGGATGCATCATAATGTACTTAGTATCAGCGCCGTTCTCATACGCAGTGAGAATCGGAGCTTTCAAAAGCGTCTCGGTAAAGGCTCGCATGTTACCAGCTGTCGCATCGGTACGAGCAGCACCGGCACCAGCACCTGCACCACCCGTGCCAGCAGACACGTTTGTAGAGACCCAACTAGCTAGGCTACCTAGTTTACGAACCGTAGTGTCCGCTGCCATAGCAGTTTTAGCTTGGTTCGTTCCAGCCATCGTAGTTTCCATGTCACGCTTTAGCTCTTTAGAGCGCTTTGACATTTGATATGCTAGTTCTTCTTTACGTCCAGCTTTAGAAACAGCGTCGAGAGTTCCCGATACCAAGGTAGTCTTCAAGCTGATTTGACAGATGTTTCCAAGGCGCGTAGTAGCAGCTGGCTCAGCAGCTGTAAGCGTTACGCCTTCTTCATGGAAGTTAGTAGCAACATTAGCCGCCAACGCATCTGTCTGCCATTCGTGGTTGACAGCAATAGCGTCTCCGCGACCACCCATGGACATGAAAGGCGTGTCCGTAGGGCTAATATCGTAAATTACATTCTCAAGATCTTCTCGGAGACCCCGTGCTGAGAATGAAACATATATTCCGGTTGGTTGTGCCATAGTTTGTAACTCCTAGTGATTATGAGATTAAGTCCAGAAAAACATTTGCAGCATCTTTGGCATGACCTGTTTTTGACAATCTCGCTCGTTTAGCCTGTACTGACTTCTTAACTCGCTGAGTTTTAGACTGTGTAGTACCTGACTTTACGACTTTAGGAGCAGATTTAACTTTCTTAAGACCTTTCGAGTTAGAGTCTTGTAGCATAGCTTTGTGCAATACTAGGACTACTCTATGGTCAGTGATGCTATTAATTTCTTGCTCTGGGAAGCCCAAGCTTAAAGCGTAGTTCCTAACCTTGTCTTTTAAGTTAGAATCAGGATTGGCATACTCGGGCAATGCACTTGAAAGCATCACCGACTCTGCTTCTACCTTTTGCTGTAGTGCTTGTTTCATCTCTGACTGAGTCTGGCGCTGTACTCGGGAACGCTCGTTATTCACTTCAGAAATGTTATCTTTAGCTTCTTGATACTCCAGACGCTTTTCCATATATTCCATAGGATCAGAATCTTTGAGTTCTTTCCAGTCTACTTTTTCAAAACGCTTTAGTTCTAGGTTTTGATTAGAAGACATATGTTCTAAAACTTGCGAATATTGTTGACGCTCGCTTTGAACAGCCTGCAAGTTAGCTTCGTAAGCTTTCCTCTGCTCTGCTAGAGATTGTGATTTACGGGTATAATCCGATTGCCGCTGATAGCCGTTTTGTAGCTCGTCCAGCGTGACCTCGTACTCCTCACCATCTACTTTGACAGTGTAAGCCTGTTGGGTTGCTGTCTGAGGTTCCTCGTCGTCTACCTCGTACTCTGCATCGTCGTACTCTTCGTCGTCTTCAGCTGCTTGTAATTCTTCCTGGTTATAGGAAGCATCTTCCGCGACTTCAAACTCCTCTGAGTCAGTAGATACAGGTTCTTCGATTGTTTGTTCCGGATTAGTGGTCTCCTCACTTCCAAACATGACATCGAACATATTAAGCTGTGGCTGTTTGACTTCCCCTTGGGGATTGGTCGGTGCCTCACTCATAGTATATTACCTTTCGTTGTTTTCTATTTTATCGTTATGGATAAGAGCCTGTAGGTCTTCCTCTATGGAACTCAAGGCATTAATTTTCATCCAGCATTTTTCTCTTTCTTCTACAGTATCAGCTATGCGCCACTGCGTTACTAAAGTAGTCTGTAAACTTTCTAGCATTTCTTTGAACACAGGGTTGTTCAGTATAATGCTAGCTTGATTTGCCTTTTCTCTAGACGCTAACACTGACACGTTAGACATTTGCAATAGAGCTTTCGGTTACCTAGTTTCTTTTTTTTCTTCTTATTCACCGGACTTTTATTATAGGGTTCGTTATTAGGCATTTAATCTATCTCCTACGTCTTTATAATAAAGTTAATAGGCTGTAGTTTTAAAACAGCTGTTCCAGCAGCAGCTGACGCTGTGACAGCTGTGCCCAGGACAAAGCTAGTTCCGACTCCTACAGGAGAGAATGTTCTAAAATCTGGTAAGTTAAAAGCACTACCGGCTCCTCCGTAGACAACTCCTAGTACGCTGAACAGTGCTGAAAATGTACTTGTTGAAATAGAAGACCCATCACACAGGAGCCAATCATTTACACCACTTATGGTCTGAGTAGTAGGTACAGAGTTAGAAGCATACATCATTACGCTTCCTGTTTCAAAACCAAGTTTATTAAATTGAGCCGATGTTGGGTTTACAGCTGCGGCGGTTAAGTTCGGAAACTGCGCTTGTAAAACAGTTTTAATCAGCCTAAGATGATTACTACCTTCTGAAATACTATCGCTAGCTGCTGGATTAGCAGGAGCTAACTGGCTTATAAAAGTAGCTGACTCTACAGTCATTTTAATAGTCCTTCTGTTATTTTAACATTGTTACAGCTGTTTGTCAAGTTAGTGAGAATTTTCTCTGTACGATGTTGGCCTACCAGCCGCTACAACATAACCAGATACTGTTTCTATACTAGGGTCACCTACATATAAAATACTGGTTTCCGTATTGTTAAAATCTAGGTAGCTTCCTATAACTTCTTTTACTATAAAACTTAGAGGGGGATGAAAGCTTAGGCAACTGTTGTCCACTCTTTTTCTAAGTACTATTTCTCTAAGCTCAGGATCACTTGTAGCATCGGCCAAGGCTACTTGCATTATATCTTCTTCTGTTCTACAGATATAGAAGGTAGCTACACTGTCTGCCTTAGACCATGTTATTTCAGAAGCGCTGTGAGATACACAAGAGGGCAGGATGCTAAAAATAACCCCTAGAGTTAAATATTTTAAAAGTTTCATAAATTTTCTTTAGGGTTTAGCAGGCCAGGTTATGTTAAGGGGATCACTCTGCAAAGGAACGTCTCTAAGAGCTTGGCGATACGTCGTTTGCTCAGATGTCATTGTAAGGTCTGATACTGCTTGCCAATCTGTAGCAGCCAGGAGTTGGTTACGCTCTTCACGTACCTGTGCCCAAGCACGGTCAGTTGCTCCAGCGTCCCAAGCTACTTTCTCTGCTTCTCGTTCCGCTTCTTCTTCTGAA